TTCCGACTTCTTTGAGCCAGCCCACCAAGACATCGCCGCCGCCATGCTCTCGCTGGCCGTGGACGGAGTCACACCCGACGAGCTGACAGTAAGCCAGCGCCTACGCCAGGTTAACAGCCCGGTGACCGAAGCTACCGTCTCGCTTCTCGTCAGCGACGCAGGCCAAGCGACCTTCCGCTTAGAGCACGCCGACATGATCGCGGACGCGGCCATCCTCCGCCGCGCCCTCGTCGCCGCGGAACAGGCCACCGACCCCGACACCCTGCTCGACCATTATGCCACCATCGCCGAGACGCGCAAGGGGCGGAAAGCAAAGCACGGCCCGCAGCGCATGGACTTCGACGCGCTCATCTCGGCTGACCGCAAGAACGACCCCAACTGCATCCTCGGCAATCACCGCTGGCTCTGCAAGGGTGGCTCCCTCCTGATCGTCGGGCAGTCCGGCACAGGCAAGTCCTCCCTGATGATGCAGGCCGCCGTCCACTGGTGCATCGGCAAGGACTTCTTCGGCATCAAGCCTGTCCGCCCACTGAGGGCCATCGTGCTTCAGGCCGAGAACGATTTCCTCGACGTAGGGGAAGCCCTCCAAGACGTCATCGCCGGCGCCTACCTCGACAGCGACGAACGCTCTCAGCTGCGCGACCACCTCGCCATCTTCCGCGACACCGTCAGCACCGGCACGACCTTCACCTCGGCACTGCGTGACCTCATCATCGAGCACAAGGCCGACATCGTCTTCGTCGACCCTCTCCTGTCCTTTGCGGGCATCGACGTTTCCGATCAGGAGCAGGCGTCCAAGTTCCTGCGCCATGACCTCGCCCCGATCCTCCTCGAGACAGGCGCCGTCCTCGTGGCCATGCACCACACCGGCAAGCCCAAGGCCGCCTCCGACAAGGAAGGCCACACCGTCGCCGACCTAGCCTACGCGGGCCTCGGCTCCTCCGAGTTCACCAACTGGTTCCGCGAGGTCGCCGTCCTGTTCCGATGCCAGGGCGAAGAGCCAATCTACAAGTTCGGCCTGACCAAGCGCCGTGGCCGTGCCGGTCTCAAGGACCACGCGAACCAGTTCAAGGGCGAGATTTACATCCGCCACGCCGCCGAGAAGGGGGTCATCCGCTGGGAATACAGCCAGCCCCCCTCCGAAAGCCCACCCGACAACGCCCCAAGGCATAGCGATTCCAGCCCCGCTAAGGGGTCGCCAAGGCGTTTTAAGGTCAACTGAGGGTCAACACCCTGACCCCCACCTTTAGCCCAATGTCAAATCCCTTCTCAACTTCCAACTCAACTTCCGTCCCTGTACTACGTACAAGGGTGACTCTAGTCTCACCCCTTGTCGCTGACGCTCGGGGTTCGACCGAGTCTCTGGCGAGGCCGCAAGTCTAACGCGATGACCAAACCTAACCGTACCACCGCGCGGAGAGGATGGGTCCTCCGTAAGCTGGCCCTGACCCGGCTACGGCAGAAGTCCTGGAGGGAAGAGCCTGAGAGGATGGAGCATATCCGGCAGCAGGCCACCGAGGCAGCCAAGGCAGTCAAGGAAAGGAAAGACATGGAGCTGAGGGAAGTGATCAGCACATGGCCGGCAAAGATGACGTCAGCGGAACTCAAGGACATCGTCGAGCAGAGCCTGGACTACTCGGGCAAGTACTCATCCCTGACCTATCGCTTCACCCGTAAGGCCATGCTACGGTTCGACATGGACGGATACTGGCACAACCTTTGCCACTTGCCCCGCCGTCAAGATGGTTGACGCTGTGACGCGTGACACGCGCTAGGCTCAACGACCTGACGGCTCCGGCCAAGGAGGCCAAGTCGTTTGATGCCTGGTTCTTTGCTCAGCCGAAGAAGGTCCAAGAGAAGATGCGCGAGAATGGCGTACTGCCTTACGCTGAGATGGCGCAACCTCGGCACGTCTTCAATATCGACGCCAATCATCCTGACTGGGCGTTCAACCCGACCGACATCGGCAGACGCGAAGAGGTCGATGCGTTCATCTCACGCGATCATGTCGGCGTCATGCTCAAGGGCTTCATGGATGCGCTGGCCTGCACGGACAACTTCGCCTTCCGTCGCCACGTCGAGCTCATCCGTTGGGCGCTGAGTCTGCCCGGCTGTCTGTCGTCGCGCCTCATCGGGAAGATGTATGGTCGCTCTCACTTCTGGATGCGTGCCAGGGCGAAGGAAATCCAGCGCACGGTAAACTCTGACGCGTGCGGATTATTTCCTCACGTGAATGCCAGACGCGGCAAGAATAAGGCGACCGCCCCCCTGCCCCCTGCCACGCCCAAGCGATGAAAACGGCCCATATACCCCCGGTAAGGAGTCTCCTAGACCCCCCCCTACGTCACGCGTGGCCCGTCACCACGAAAGAATCGTGCATGGTCGTTTTGACGAAACACTCTGTTGACAATGCATAACATCTACACCCAAGCCGAGCAGCGCTCCCAGCTAGCAAGACTTGAAAAAGCCAAGCGAGACACCGCAATCGTCGAAGCCTTCCTGACTTGTGGTAGTATTTATAACACCGGCAAGTTCTTCAATTTCAACTACTCACGGGAGGTGATCCGAAAGGCCATCACCAAGGCCGGCGTCTACGACAAGTGTAAGCGAGACAATGCGCTGATCGCCAAGTTTAAGTCCAGCCCTCAAAGGGAAAAGTGGGCTTCCCGAACCTATTCAAAGACTCACGGCTCAGAACTACAGATGCAAACGGAAGCCGAACAGATGCTTAAAGACTCCGGCATTCAACATCAGCGCCACATCCAGCGCGAGGTGCAGGTTCCTGGCTGTCAGATGCGGGCAGACTTGGCCGGCTACAACTGGGCAATCGAGACCAAGAAAGAATGCTCATCGCAAGGGATGCTTACAGCAATGGCCCAGTGCCAAGTCTACCGCAAACACCTCAACAAGCGCTTTGTCTGCATCTTACTCCCTGACGACATCGAGCCCGCGGCCTTCTACGTCAGTGAGTGCCTGTCCTACGGCATCCCGGTCATCAAGATGTCTCAACTTATCTGGTGGGTAAACACCGTTCAGAACGATGCCCAGCCAAACTGAAATCGCCGAGGCCCTTGGCCTGACTCGGCAGCGCGTCTCCATCCTGGTCAAGAAGGGTATGCCCATCGACTCGGTCGAGGCCGCCACCGCGTGGAGGCAATCGCAGGAAGACGCCCGGGTAAGGCTGGCTCCCCGGCCCCCCGATCAGCTCGACGACGGCTCGCTTTCCGCTACCATCGAAGAGCACCGGGCTTTAGTGGGTCGGGCCCGCGGAGTCTGGCAGGCGGCCATGGAACAAGGGGACACCAACCAGGGCAAATACCAGTCAGCCTATAACGCCAGCCTGCGCTCGCTCGTGCAGCTCGAGGCCGAACAGGAAAGACGCGTCATCCTCACCCGAGACTTCATCTCGGCGAAGGAAGCCACCGAGGCCATGCGCGACATGACCGCCGGCATCGTCAACCGACTGGACAAGCTCGCCCTCGACGTGGCCGAAGGATGCAACCCCGAGAACCCTGCGAAGGCCGTCAAGGTGCTCGAGGCTTGGGTGCGCCGCGTGAAGGCCGACCTCTCGACCCATGAAGAAGCGTAAGCCAAAGTCACGCCGTAAGCCGATGCCCAAGCCGACAGTCCGGCATAAGGATAAACGCATCACTTGGTCGAAGGCATCTGATCGCTTGCACCGATACCTGGTCAAACACGGCTTGTATGAATAAGGCCGACTTGCTCCGCATCGGTCGGGACGTGCTGCGTCCGTCTGACTCGGGCGACGTCGTCGAGTGGCTTGAGTCCAACGTCCACGCCATCCCTGACTCGCCGATGCCCGGGCCGTTCCGCTCCGAGCGAACGCCATGGGTCGCCGAAGCCCTACGCATCGCCGCCGATCCCGAGACCAAACTCCTCACCGTCCTCGCCAGCATCCAGTCCGGCAAGTCCCTCTTCGCCCGCTTGCTTACCTGCCACATCATCGCCAACGCTCCTGGGCCGACGATGGTCCTACAGGCCACGGACCCCGAGGCCAAGGACTTCGCCCTGCGTTACCTCCGCCCGGTCTGGAACAACTGCCCGCCCGTGAAGGCGCGTCTCTCGGGCGACGACCTCGACAGGTCGACCACCGCGGACTTCGACCGCATGACGCTCTACTGTCGCGGCATCTGGAACGAGGCCAACCTTCAGCGCCTGTCCCTGCGTTACACCATCGCCGACGAGTGCTGGATGGCGCCGCCCGGACACTTGGCCGAACTGAGCGCGCGCGTGACGGCGTTCGGCTGGATGGGCAAACGCATCTTCCTATCCCAGGGCGGTCGGGCTGGGCAGGAGTTCCATCAGCTGCACGAGACGACCGACCAGCGTGATTGGAACATGAGGTGCCCGAAGTGCGACCACCTTCAGCCATGGGTCTGGGAACAGATCAGGTTCCCCGAGGACGCCAAGTCGACCGGCACATGGGACTTGCACAAGGTCAGCGTCGGCACGACCTACGAATGCGCGGCCTGTCGCACGCACCTCCCCGACACTAACGCCAGCCGTCTCGAGGCCAACGCCCGCGGAACCTTCGTAGCCACATCCGTCGCCGCCAACTCCGGGCACATCGGCCTGCATTGGAACAGCCTTGCGACGATGAGCTGGGGCGAGTTGGGCGTCCTGATGCTCAAGGCCAAGGAGGCCAACGACCAATACGGCGACGAGGAACCGCGGCGCATCTTCAAGCAGAAGCGACTGGCCATGCCCTGGAGCGAAGAGGGCGGCGAGATGGTGGCGCTGGCGGAGGCCGCCAACTACAAGATGGCCGACCCTTGGGACGCGGAGGCCGCGATCACCCCGAAGGCCCGTGTCGTCGAGCAAAAGGACGCCGTGCCAGGGAGCATTCCTTTCCGCACGATGGGTGTCGACGTCCAGCGTGGCCATTTCTGGGTGACTGTTCGGCGCTGGGCCAAGACCGGGCATAGCCGCCTGATGGCCTTCGCCCGCATTGACTCATGGGGCAACGTGGAAGCCTTCGCCAAACAGCACGGGGTGCATCACGCCATGGTGCTCGTCGACTCCGGCGACAATACGACCGAGGTCTACCGCGAGACGGCCAAGCGGAATTGGAAGACGGCCAAGGGCTCAGGCTCCGACGACTTCGCGGTCACCGACAAGTCCGGCAACACGACCCGCCGCTTCTATTCCGAGAAACAGTCCATCGTCGTCCCTGGCATCCCGCAGCGCGCCATCCTGATCGTGCATAGCGCCACCGCAGGCAAGGACCTCCTGCACGGCCTCCGGGCTCGCCGCGTCTGGAGCTACGCCCTAGACGCCACCCCCGAGTACGTCGAGCAGCTGAGCGCCGAAGTCCGAGTAAAGGACAAGCGGACCGGCAAGCCCATGTGGATACTTCCCCAGGGCAAGAAGGACAACCACGCCATGGACTGCGAAATCCTCGCCCTGCTGGCCGCCG